TTTTGTAAGCTATAATTATTATAGTCAGTTCCTTCAAGATAATGTCTAAATTGTCTTAGATAAGGCGAGGAGTAGCTAAAACATTGCTCAGGTCTAGAGAGCATTAGCTACTCGCTCGGTTATCTCATCACAGAGTTTCTCTCTCCTTTTACAAGGTTGACCTGTTTCTGTAACTCTGTGACGAAATTCTTTTACTTGTCCCAATCGAAACCGTCATCATCATCAGATGCTACGGGTTCAGCCGGGGCAGTTGCAGGTGTTGCTGGTGTTGCAGGTGTTGTGGGTGTTGCACTTGCAGTCTTTGTATTGAACTTAGCAATTACATTCTTATCATCCCATTTTGTGCCGTCTCCTTTATCTCCGCCTACTTCCACTTTAAGAGTAGCATCGAAAGGAACGTTCATCATGGTCTCAAGAGCTTCAAGGTTGAAGTTCTCAACGTCTGGATCTAATGCCATGGACTTTCTCCAATTACGGATCTTGCCTTTGGATACATTAAGACCATTGCCTTCAAGCATAAAGTTTTCCCAAACTTTTCTACCGGCGTATTGAGGACCAATAACTTCAAAGGTTATGTTGATCATTCTATGATTGGTGGCTTTACTTTTCTTGGCCTCCCAGGTTTGGGCAATCATTTCATAATCACCAGCCGGCATTGGACCTATAGAACTGCTGTCCAGTTCTTCTACGTCAGTTAAATTAATTTCAAAATCGCTCATTATTTATCTCCTATTTTATTTTTTAATGATTCTTTCAAAGCAGTTATGAATGCACTCCACTCTAGATCTAATGGGACGTTACCCAGGTCAACTCTAGACTTAGCATCAAACGCAGCTGCGTATTTATGAAACAACTTTCGTTTGCCGTAAGACACACCTCTGGTTGTTTCCTTAAACCCCTGTCCACTTGTACGAGTTGATACCTCGTAGTTTGCAAACAGGTTAAAATCCACCCATTCACGTATCATTGCTGATACCTTCTTGTGTAGATTCAATTCCCAACGATCGTAGGGCTCACGCTCCGGGTCGTTAAAAGTTCTGATGGCCACGTGAGAAAGCAAGATGATATGCATCTTCTTCTTTTGTAACGCATCAAACATTGTCAAGAGTCTGCGATAAAGTTCTGCTGACTCTGTGTAACCTTTACCGAAACCCAAGGCTTCGATGGATTTAACTGAATGATTTTGACACACTCTTTGCTGGACTAACTTCTCAGCCCAATCGGTTGTATCAAACACCACTGTTTTGTAATCATGCTCTTCATCGTGCAAGGTTTGTATTTGCTTGATGATGTCATCGTAGCTCTTACACAATGGAAAAGAAGGAACGTCAATAAAGTTTGTTCCATCTTCTGTCTTAATAAAGATTGGCTTGGGAGCTTGAGAAGCAAAGGTTGTCTTACCTATGCCGTCTGTCCCGGATATATTAATTTTTAATGTTGGCACTTTAATTCCTGTCTCTACTGTATCTAATAGACTCATTACTTATCTCCCTTCAATGGATCTATGAATTGTATGTAAGGCCTTTCATTGATCTTAGTACTCAATCCTTCTTGTATCTTGTCGTATACGTCTTCATTCTCAGCCATTACCTTTTTTGATAAGGTCGTGTCTTCTACGAACTGAGTCTTGAATGGGAATAGATTCTTGGGTATGTCCTTCTTTAATTTAGCAAGGAACTCCTGGTCCCAGGATCTAGTTACCTTGTATTGAACTCTAATATCTAATGGAATTAGATTGTCCAGAGGAACTCGCTTCGATCCCCCGGTATTAGAAAGTGTGTTGATGTGATCTTGTATCTCTGGCCGAGAAGCAATTTCTTTATCCAGTTCTGCACTGGCTTTCTTTAAGTTGCCTTGCGATGTTAAATTCTTTTTCTTGTCTTTTAACAAATCCGCAAGGGACAGTGTCGTATAATCTTTTTCTTTCATTAGCAGTCTCCAAACTTTTAATAACTTTATATTAATGATATAAAATCTTTTGTCAACAAAATTCTTTACATTTTGTACTTAGTTCTTTATTATCTAATACGACACGTTTTAATGGTGCTTTCATCACCCTCCCAAGCAGTGAAAGTTTCCTCCTTAAATTAAGGCGTGTCACTTTATTAAGTTAGGAGAGAAATGCAATTAAAAGACTACATAGAAAAAAGAGGAGAAGAGCCGTTGGCTAAAGAACTAGGAGTATCAATAGATACCATTAGGTCTTGGAGATACGGCAAGAGGCAACCCTCAGTAAACCAAGCAAAGAAATTAATTAAACTAACCGGGCACGCCCTTGATTGGGAAAGTATTTATGGGTCAGTAGAGGTCTAACATGGCCTTAGATTTAAAATTCAATCTCGTTGGAGATGACATTCATAATGAAGAACGCAAAGACATGTTGGTTTCTTATTATGAAAACAACTTTCATTTAATACCTTGTGGATCAAGAAACGATCTTGTTCCGGATTACTTTAAAGCAAGACACCCCAACGAAGAAGAAGACATATTAATAAAGCGTTGGTCTAAAACTCCAAGAGTTAAGTGGGCTGATTACATTACCAAACAACCAACCAAACAAGAGATCAAACAATGGTACTTGCAATTTCCTAATTGCAATTGGGCTGTCGTTACAGGGATAACGTTTGTTGTACTCGATGCAGACACCCAGGAGGCTTGTGATTTTGTAGAGTCAGGACAGATAACAAAGTCCATTTTAAAACAGAAGACACCTCGCGGTGGATACCATTACTTCTACGCCATCAATCACAATCTAAAGATCAGGAACACAACAGGCAGATTAGACATCAGAGGAGAGGGCGGTTACGTCATGGTCAGTCCTTCAAACAGCTATAAGTTTGAGATGGTCAGTGGTGTGGTTGTGGATTCAATGGATGAACTGACCGTTTTAAACAGCCAAGACATGAATATTATTTATGACTTTAATAATGACGGCAAAATCAATGCAGAACACAAGACACCTCTGTCATTAAATGGTGTGCAATCAGGAGTGCGTAATGACACGCTCGCTCGTTTAATTGGCAAGTGGATACTGGAAGGCTGGGGCATGCGTGAAGTTATCATTAAAGCATTGGATTGGAATCAAACAAACAACCCACCCATGTCTGTGCAAGAAGTATTGCAAACAGCTAACAGTATTTGCACAGGGCATTTAAAAAGAAACCCGGAGGATGCAGACGTAGGCATACTTAAATGGAAAACAAGTCAATGGCAGATACCTTTATCGGATGAGCTAAAAGAAATCATGGATCAAGAAGATCCCATTGATCATCAAAAGAATCAAATCATCGTTGAGAAAGATCCGTTAGGATTAAAGGCATTCAACGATCCCTTCTGGGACACAATGGATACAGATCGCATCGAGCAATTCTGGGGAGATGCATTTGTGTTTGAGCAATCAAGAGTCTTACTATTGGGTAAGCCTAAGATTGGTAAGTCTCATTGGCTTGGAGCTTTCGCTGCTTCTGCTACCACAGGCACGGAGTTTATGGGAACACAGTTCTCTAGGCCTCTTAAGGTTATGTGGTTACAGGCAGAGATCATCCATGAGTTCTTAAAGAAAAGAATCGAAATGTATTACAAACCTTTTCATCATGACCCAGAGCTTTACAACTTAGGCAGGTCAAACCTTATAGCATCAGGAAGATTAAGAAAGAACATCATGAGAGATGCAGACATGGACGCTATAGCAGAGAGTATTGAGTATCATAAGCCTGACCTGGTTATGATTGATCCCATCATTAACTTCTTTAGCGGAGAGGAGAACTCCAACTCAGAGATCCATGAGATGTTATCTAGAATCGATAAGCTGATAGAGCTGTTCAAGGTAGCAGTTATCATCGCTCATCACACAGGCAAGGAAAGAGCAGACGATCTGTCGTTCATGTCTGCTCGTGGTGGTAGTGCCTTTGCCGGTTGGATGGATTCAGGTGTGAAGCTGTCAGGCACAAAGCCTAACGTCTCACTGTTCTATGAAGCTAGAAATGCAAGAGAGCCCGATCAACATCTGGCTTACTTCGACTTTGAACGTGGCTTCTTTAGAACCGTAGAAGCATCAGACAGTCCAGATGAAGTAGAGATAGCTAGAGTCATAGCTGGTGCAATGAGTTCGTACAAGTTCTACACAAGACAAGAGTTGGAACTGTTGGCTCGTACAGCATTGAAAGGAAAGGACTTGGCTTCAGGAGAAAGGGCAGCAAGGTATGGAGTGTCACACGTTCAGAAGTATCTAGGAGAGAAGGTTAAGACTCATAGTGTGCCTGGTAAGAACACTTGGTATTACTTAGAAGATAATCAGATGGAGAAACCTTGGAGTAAAGATGAAAGAGATTGAAGCAATACAAATGCGAAAAGATTTAGAACGATTAAAAGAATATGGGTTTACAGATTATTCTATAAGTAAATATGTTGGAATAAAAAGTAACCAAACAGTAAGAGAATTCTATGAACAGCAGGATCGCATGTTGCAAGACAAAAACCATGTAGCCTTAAAAGACTGGATAGAAGAAACAATTCAAACAATAGATAATCTAGAAACATGATTAAGATATTGGATGTGTGTTCCGGGATCGGAGGATTCAGCTTAGGACTAGAAGCTACAGGTGGTTTTGACACCGTTGCTTTCTGTGAGTTTGATGAATTTTGCGGTAAAGTATTAAAGAAACATTGGCCTGATGTGCCAATATATAAAGACCTAAAGGAGATTGGAAATGAACCAACAAGACTTATTCAAGAATTCGACCTCATCTGTGGAGGCATCCCCTGTCAGCCGTTCTCCCTCGCCGGGAAGCAAAAAGGCAAGGAAGATGACAGACACCTCTGGCCGTACATGTATGAAATTATTAAGCACAAAAAACCCACTTGGG